CGCTCTCCGATCTACTAAAGCAAATCACGAATTGTGCATTAAATCATTGTGATTATATCCACAACATCCAAGCACATCATGTATACATAATACATCAGTAAAACCTATTGATAATTTTAAACCCTGTGCTATAATATAATTACAAAAGGAAAGGAGATCAAAAGATGACAAAGGAAACAGCAAAAGCAATTAAGCAACTTATACCAAATCAGGACAAAGCATTAATGATGTGTTCAAGCATCAACAATGCAATTGCATTATTAAAGCTTTACAAATTATCTAATCAAGAAATCAAAACAATCATAACCGCAATGGTAATTGGATAGGAGGAAATAACATGTTAGTAGTTAACAAGAGAACTGGTCAGGTTGAAGAATTTAGCACGTTTGAACACTATATGGATGATGAACTTCGCGAACGTGTCGCGTGGGAACTCGCACCTTGCAGTGATAAGGATTTCATGGATCGCTATGTATATCTTCACTATGAAACTTTTGCAGAAGAATTTGAGATTAATTAAGGAGGGAATTATATCTTTTCATACTATGCAGATAATTATGAAGTATTTGAGAAATATATGAAAATAGAAAAAGGGGATTAAATCCCCTTTTATTATGATATAATTTGCTTTGTTACAACTAAACATTCCATTATTTTTCCGCCCCCGTAGATGTAATAAGTTCCCTCAGTATGCGTAGTACTTAAATTAGTAAACTCACAATAAACGGTGTCAGGTAATGTATTTTTAAAGTAAGTTGACAAAGCTATATTTGAATTAGTTGTATTATCTTTAAAAGTTTGAATAAAGTATCTAACTGAATCATTTAGGTTAACTTCTAAATTGTTATTATTTAAAAAATTACTATAAGGGACTTGAAGTTGTTGTGTTTGTATTTTCGAACCATCAATTTTAAATGTGATAGTAGTAGTTGAAGCCGTAAATATTTCAAACTTTGTATATCTTCCTATTAATGGTGTTAATACAAAAATATAATTCCCACCTGCGTCAACTTTACTACCCCCGCCCCCAGCATGCTGGTCGACATACTGCTTTGTAGCAACTTGCATATTCTGAGTTGGATCTTCAGCAACTAATAATGAAGAGCTAACCTTTACCGTTTCAAAACTTCCAATATTCATTTGCCTCACACCATTGCCTGCGCAGGTGTAATGAATATCTGAATCAACATTAGCTAATGTGTAGGTAACGCCGTCGGTAGAAGTTGAATCATTCGTATGAATAATACTCTGTGTCACAATACCTAAATTACCACTGTCCATTTTGGCAACCAGTCCAAAATCAACTAATTCACCTATAGAAGCAGTAGTACCAAAACGAACAGCACCAGTCAACGTACCGCCGGTTAGAGGTAAATAATTATGAATCTGCCCATAAACATCATTTTTAGCAACTGCGATCTGACCATCAACATATGATTTCGGCGCGGCGTCCTGATTATTCTTAGGAGTTTTTATATTTTTGATTGTTGTTTCATTTCCAAACTGAAGCGTACCAATATTGTTCATTTCCACAATGTCAGTATTGGAGTTACCCGTAAGAACCAAATGTCCAGTACCTTCATTCTGATAGAGGGCATAATTCGCCGCTCCGAATCGAACGGAATTATTTACTCCCATATTGATATCGCCGGTCATTGTACCACCAGCGAGTGGCAGATAATCCCCAGTAGGTTTTACCCCAGCAACAGCATTATCAACGTATTCCTTGTTTGCGGCATCCATGACATCCACGGGATCAGCAACCATAGAAATTTTCGCACCGTCAACATCAATTTCCGGATAACCTTCAAATAGAAGGATATTATTTCCAGCCGCAATATGACCGGTATCCATTACGATTTGATTCAGACCCATAGTCAGATTGCCGGTCATGGTATCGCCAGCTTTCTTAACATAGTCACCTTCCACGGTAGTAATGTCCTGCTTAATATTCGAAATCTCAGTGTTAATGGAACTGATATTCGACTCATTCGTAGTCACACGAGACGTAAGGGAAGTAATATCCGTTTCTGTCTTATCTACTCTCGAAGTAAGCGACGTAATATTAGATGTATTCGTCTTAATATTGCTCTCCGCAGTGTCCATTCTCGAAGTAAGAGAAGTAATCTTTTCATTTACTTGACTAAGCGAAGCATTAATAGATGTCACAGAACTATCTAACGTCTGCTTATTTACAGCATCGAGAGCTTCCTGAGGGTTTGCCACATTGGAAATATTCTGAGGAGATCCATCAAATTTTAAAGGTGCATAAAGTTTTAACCCTTCATTAATATCGGAAAATGCAAGTGCACTATTTCCATCAATTGACATAGTTAAAATTCCATTTAGTCCAAGATTTCCGTATAAATAGGAATTTCCCTTTTCCGAAGGAGTTCCAACTTGTAAGCTACCTGTGTTAAAGTCTCCCGTTACACCAGCGGATCCATCAACAGAAAGACCTCCATAAGAGATGGTAAGCTTACCCGACATGGTATCCCCAGCTTTTTTCACAAAGGTTTCCTTTGCTTCATCCAGAGTATCAGCGGCTTCTTTTGCGGAGTTTGCGGCATCCGTGGCAGACTGAGCGGCCTGAGAAGCAGAGTTCGCAGAAGCAACCGCACTGCTCTGGGAAGCCGTAGCAGAAGCGGCAGACTGAGAAGCAGAGTTCGCCGAAGCGTCCGCACTGTTTTTCGATTCTGTAGCAGAAGCGGCGGACTGAGAAGCAGAGTTTGCAGAAGCATCCGCACTGTTTTTCGATTCTGTAGCAGAAGCGGCGGAAGCATCTGCACTCTTTTTCGATTCTGTAGCAGAAGCGGCACTTTCCGATGCGCTACCGGCGGATGCGGCCGCGGAGTTTGCCGCCGCTTGAGCTTGTGCTTTTGCGTTTTCTGCTTCGGTGTGGGCGCGATCCGCTTCCGAAGATGCTCTGTCTGCCTGATTCTGAGCTTCTAAGGCAGAAGCGGCGGCGGCATCCGCTTCCGAGCTGGCACGATCTGCCTGATTTTTCGCGTCTTCTGCGGACGCTTGCGATTTATTCGCTTCCTGTTCTGCCCGATCTGCTTGCGCTTTCGCTTCTTCCATCCATTTGTTGGTCTGTTCAAGAACCTCTTGAAACGCTTTATCAATGATCTCATAATTCTCATTCATGTCATTGATCACTTCATTGAAGTGCAGATTCGTCTTGTTCATAATCTCGTAGAACGAGAGAGAATCATCATAGATGGTCGGAATAGCTAACTGTGTGTGATAGTGGATATAGCGAAGTGGGTTTAAATATCTCATAGTTACCTCCTAATAATATACGCCGAGGAAGCAATCTTCCAGCTCCTCAATAATCATCACATCAATATTTAAAAGGGTTTCTCTCCACTTTAAAATAAGATCGTTCGGGTTTACACCGTCCCAACCGGTGATTTCACGAATATAATCAGTATTCGTTTTACCCTTGACGTTATGAGTATAGTCCGTATCACGACTATTTTCATCGGTAAAATGACGATCATAAGTAGAATCAACTTTTGTGTTTGAAGTATCGTTATAGGTTTGATCCGTTGTATTCTCTGAGGTACCGTCATTCGTTGTGTTCTCATTTCCCGAGGTGGAACGAAAATCTGTTGAGGTGGCATATAGATTATTCTCCAGTTCGTTCCACGTCAACTGATTCATCGGGGTGTTGGATGCCACATCTTTTACCGTTTCGGAATAAGTTCTGGTACCTTCGTCATGTGTTTTTCCCGTCTGTTTGATATTGGTCTTGGCATCGTCGGTAAAATCAGTTAACGTATTTGCTGTATCAGAAGTTGTCGCAGTGTCATGATAGTCGCTTGTTTCGTTTGATGTCTTATCTTCGGTACGATTTTCATTTCCGAGATATTTTTCAATGTAGTTTCTTGTCCAAAGTTTTTCATATTCTACTTGTGTCGTTTCCCACAGTTGAATATAGTACGGCATGATCTCGCCGAGGGTTTGCTGTAGACGTAGTTTCCAAAACTCTACCGTTTCCTCGCCAATTTCCCGGAAGTAATAATGCCGTAAAATCTTTTGGCAGAGGGTAGGTCGATAGGATTCTTCCCAGATGGGAAAATCATAGAAGATCTTTTCCCATACGGCGGGGATGATGGTATTTACATCCGTGACCCAATTATTTGGGGGCTTGGTATTGTCGTTGATTACTTGGTTATACAAATATTCGCAATACCAGCGCACCATAGTTGTTGTGCTACTCACTATAGCTCACCCCCTTGGACTGACGCGCAGTTTTTTGCGTAGAGAAGGTATCGTCTTCTGTGTTATCCTGATAAGTATTATCGGTATAACCTTGCGTATTTTCTCCCAGAATATCTGCGTAAAGATTGGAACGAAAGTCTACCGATACATTCGTACCAAAAAGTTCATTGAAATGTTCTACTGCTTGCCGACGAGAAACAAGACCTACATTCTGCGCCATTTCGGAATAACCTAACCCAGCGGTTACTTCATTTGATACGAGACGCTCGGTCTTTTCCGATGCTGGGGTAACGATACCAAAGGCAGATAACATTTCTTTCCACGTATTAATCTTTTGAATCTGTAACTTATCCGCAATATACGGGATATTTTGATTCAAAATTTCAATGTTATCAATCGGTGTTCCTTCCGAAGTCATAATAAACGGTTGATAGCCAAAGAACTTCTGCATTAGGTTCTTATAGGACAGTTTCTTTTTCTCTGGTGTTTTGACAATCAGCGCGAACTTTTGCAATTCCACATTGGAAAGAATATTCATTTCAATACTGGTCAATTTCTGTGCGAAGAGATAAGCGGTCGGTTCATCGGGTAACCAGCTTAAATTATTGAAACACAGAGCACAGTTTTTCATATCCAATTCTTTGTAGGTATAATTTACATTTGTACTATACGCTGTGACTTTTTTCGGCAGATTATAAAAATCCATCTCACCGGTAGTCGTACATTGAAGCGAGAGATATTTTTCCAGAATTTCATCGTAAAAGAAGACACATTTTCCGTTGTAAAATAGCAACCATTCGATATATCTTTCATTCATATCTTCTGGAAGATCTCTCCACTCATAGCGAGATAATGCAATATTTCGAATACGATTGTAATAATCGTGAAATATCGCGTTTTTCATCCTTAGAATTGTTTTGTCCGACCATTCTAATGGTAAACCCCTGTTTCTCAATGTCCTAACACTCCTTCATTATTATTTAGATCATAATTTCCAACATCTGTGGTATGCCAGAACGTGATCCCGTTGGATAAAATCTGCTTGATCATTCGCATATCTCCTACAGGCATGTTTCCGGTCACCGATGGTTGATCTAACTTCAGGTAGTTCCAATATTTTCTTGTATGTAAATTAGGTATCCCGGTACTATTGACGCGATATCCAAACTTCGTAAAGTAATCATCAATTTTTACAACATAGCCCCAGTGGAGACGCTTATGAATAATCCAAAAATCCATCGTTTCCATGTTGTAATTCACGCCGCCGACATTGTATGCGCCTTTGCTCTGGTCTGGTTGGCTTTTGACTACGGATAATCCGCCGAAAGTAGAAAGACCGGCCTGCAATGTACCTAAACCCGCCTGAGCAATAGACATTCCCGCGCTTGCAGCTAAGGAACCCTTGGAACCTCCCGAAGAGTTCATCACACCGCTTGCTGCTTGGTTTGCCGAACCTAATGCCGAAGCTAACATACTCAAGGTAATATTGGTATCTTGCTGTGCATAGTAGTTCTCCCACACCCCAAAGTTCCAGTTACATTTTGGAAAACCAGAAAGTTTGATACCGTAATCGTAGTTATTATTGCACTTCATATAGTACGATGGATACATGAAATAGGTAGGGTCTGTACCGAAAGCAAATTTAAATTTAAATTTCATCGTAGTTGTGCCGGGAACTGGATCGCTTTCTATAATATCCTCATACTTGTAGTCATAACTTTGACCGTCGAGAGTCGTAATGCTGAAGAAGTGATATGGCCAGCAGAACAGCTTATTGTTTTTCGGAATGTAATCATCATCAAGAGTCGAATAATTGATTAGATATTCCTTTTCTCCTACGTTACCATTCGGATCTTCAATATTAATATTTAATTTTCCATTTCCACCGGAACTATAAGTCAAGCCAGCAGATGGAACCATTGAAATACTGTTAATTGCGCCAGCTTTTCCTCCCTCATTCATTCGTTTTAGCCAGGCATTACAGTATCCAACTCCAAGGTCATTCGCATTAAATCCAATATATTTTAAACCTTGATAAGTATTTTGAATTAAAGCTCCTTCTAAAACCTCATCCTCTTCGTCCACATCTTCAGAAGTTGCGACAAGAATAATGGAGTCATATATGATATGGCCATCAAATTCGCCATCAGTATCTAACGGGCGTGTTGATCCTTCAAATAGCCTTGAATTTTCAACATAGTAATATTCATACCGTTGCATGAAGTTCAAATCTTCTTCCACCACATTTCGTGAGATAGTATCATCCGCAACGTGCATCCGCTCGATAAAGGATTTTTTAATTTCAAAATCGAAAAGCCATGTTTGCATGACATCAATTTCAAAAGTAATTGCCGTGCAATTTTCGTTGATATACAAAATATCGGAAATAAAGGCATAAAGCCATTTATTACCAAACCCTCCATTCTGAAAACATAGATAGTTACAATCATAGAAATAATCTGCTACGTCTTCCAGAAAGATTGCCCACGTAGAACTATTCGATGCCAGCCGCTGATACGTTAAACCGCTATAGACCTTTTTCGTTTTCGATGCAAAATAGCTTTCCTGCGCTGATTTTGACGTAAACAGAATGGTATCCGTATAGGTGTTATCTAACGGGATTGATTGACACACGCGAACTGTTGTCGATGGGCCAATTAAAGGACGAATCATTTTTTACCTCCAATTCAGCGATAGCCTACCAAAGAATGGTAGGCTATCATATAGTAAAAGGAAAGGAGTAGAGTTAAACATTTTCACTCGTCGAAATGGTAGCCGTCTGGGTAACTGGAAAATACTTCGATTTTGCAATAATGTTAAACCTGTTTGGAATCTTTTCATTTGCAGAAACATGTACTCGAACCTGAGTATTATTTACAACCGTCATGGTTGTTTCGGTAGATTCATTTCCGGTCATTTCCCACTCAAGGGTATCATCTACCGTGCCCGTGGACTTGATCGTCGCATTGATGGTCACATCTTTCGGGAGCTGATTTCTATGAATAATCGATGTCGATGGTGTCAGAGTAATTCCTGTAATCTCATTATCTGGAACGGTAAACAGAATCGCATTTGCAAAACGAGAAACAGAAAATACCGTCCACTTATGAAGGAAGTAGTTCCAGTACAGACCTTCCGGATTGCGCACATCTTCAAACTGAAGGAGTACATCATAAATCTGGAAAAAGCTTTCGTCACACAGAAGCAGTTTTGCCCCGGTAAGCTCACCGAAGTTATCAATTAAGATTCTTCTTCCCATGAACTCTGCTTTATCCATGTTAAATGCGGAAGCCAGTACTTCCACATCCATCATTGCATCAAATTCTGCGTCGATGAAGATAATCTGTGAACTGCGGTCCGTATAGGTCGGAACTCCCATAGCATTGTATTGAGTACTCATAAAGGTCAGCTTATTGCTATAACCCTTTACGGTAGAAATGATTGACTTCATATTATCCGCAGTAACCGCCGGGATTTCCACTTCATAGAATAAGCCTTTCTTTGCATATTCTACAATCAACTGCTTCATGGTAATAAATTCGTCATATTCCATACCAGAGTACAGACTGGAAATAATATCGCTTACCAGATTGTAAACACCATCCTCTGAAAGGAACGCTCTTTCCAGATCTCTTCTCTGAATCGTCGTTTTAAAGAAGTTCTGATAGTCCAGCTTATGGAAAATAGACTTTACATCCGGAATTTCCCGCTTCATGAACTCCGTTTCCGCTGTCTGAGGATCGTAGATTTTCGCTTTCGCCAGAGAAGTATACACTTCCTCGATGGTTTCTCCATAATCAAGCATACCTTTTTTCAGCATGGCAAACGGATTCTTGTAAAGTCTTGAAGTAAGAATGACTTTACCAATACGGTTTACCAAAGCATCAAGAAACTCATTTGCCAGCCCCGGAAAATTGAGAACCGCAGACCCGTAAGTCTTAATATCTTCCTGCGTTGCTACAGGAACTCTTTCCTGAAAGGAAAGGGATGCGTCATTACGAATCGCATTTAAAATATCTACACCGTTTTTTGCTAATTTCACATTTTTTGGTTTTGTTGCCATTTTTCACACCTCTTAATCTTCTTCCGTCACAAAGACATCATCATAAGTAAGTTCTTCTGCACTATGCGCAGTTTCTCCTTCATCTAATACGGTCGTATCAGAGTCCACCGTAGAATCTCCGTTCATAAAACGTTCTACATAGCGCCTTTTTAAATCATTATAAGAATTTAAGGCATCATCTTTTTCTGCATGAGCGGCAGCTAACGCTTCATCCAACGTAACAATTTTACCTTCTAATTCTTTGTTGTAATCTGCAATCGTTTTTACTGCAGTCAAACCTTCATCCGAATCCGCGAAGCCCTGACTTACAATGTCTAACGCTTCATATACCGTCATTTCGTTTCACCTCCTAAAGTTTTCGCAAGCTGATAAATGTTATTTGCGTTCGTAAGAGCCATGCGATAGCAAATAACAATCACACGGAGCATATCTTCTGTCAAATTCAAACCTTCTCCTGTACCTTTAATTATATCAGATTTGATCAAATCTTCAATAATTTCTTTTGCGTAATCAGGAATTTCTTCTAATTTCTGGTATCTTTTTTCTGCCATTTCTGTTTCCTCCTTAATTTCTTCGGCTTTATATTTTTCATAATTGGCCCGAACAAATTCCGTATTCCCACGGAATAACTTCACGGTTGTTCGGGTATCTACATGAGTAAACGTCGTATAAGTTCCAACCGTATATTTACTATGATCATAGACATAGGTCTGCACTGCGGCTGGGGGAACTCCGGTTACCTGTATATCTGCGGCTTTTCCAAGCGTATGCTGTGAATTGGATACGCCCCCAACTGCCGCATTATGCGACTTCGTACGATATCCCGAAGTAATGAGCACAGGTTTTCCAAAATATTCTCGGATTTGATCCAACAGATCGACTAAATTATCATCGATTAAAACGGTAGGATATCCATCTTTTGACTGAAATTCTCTTACTTTAAAATACTTACCCACTTGATAGTCTAAATTCGTAAAAGTGCTAACCATCCGATCCTCCTGTTAAATGCACATTCGACGCCGATATATTTTGAATGTGCGTAATATGCGCCCAATAGCCAGCTTTAAAATACTGCTGATAATTTCCAAGGATTTCATCACAACGATAAAACTCACTATCGTTAAAATACCACCACCCGTTACAATAAGACGGAAAATAGGTGCCGGTATACGTTTTCCCATTGGGACGCTTAAAGACTACCGTAAATCTGCGGATCGTAACATCAATCGCTCCGGACTCTCCGCCGCCCCCTTCTCCTCCACCGCCGGGGTCAGCTCCATTCTGAAATTCACGCCAGTAACCTTTCGAAGCTCCCGTACTGCTCACGGTATTCGACCCATTATTTTTCCAGATAACACGGGAGCTTCGCGTATCCACATGGGTAAAAGTACCGTAAACACCGATTCCCCCGGTCGAAAAGGTTTCTTCCACGTAGTTTGCTACGGCTAAGGGCGGTACACCTCGAAGCTGAATATCAGCGGCTGTCCCCTTGGTATGCTGACTGGATGCCGCACCGCCTACCGCGGCATTATACGATGGGGTACGGTACCCGGACGTTATTGTGATCCCCGACCCGAAAACGCCGCGAATCCGCTCCAATCGTTCGACAAGAGCATCGTCGATCAACACGGTATCCGATCCATCATTACACGCAAACTCGCGAACCTTAAAATGTTCCGATACATTGGTGTTTGCGTCGGTTCTCATGCTATACGTCTGTACCGCCATTGTTTACCGCCTTTTTAATTTCTTCCACCATCACCTTAATCTGTGTTAACATTTCATTCATGTGCTCATCTGACTTTGTCATCTGATAATAAAAAAGTAGACACATCACGATCGGAAATCCTACCGTGGAAATATAAGACATAATCTGTTCCATTCAACCCTCCTTTAACGGATCATATTTAAAATCTCCAAACCAATCCGCTTGACGCGCTGGTTTTCAAAATATAGAAATCCCTGCTCATATCCCTGAATCATCAGATTCAGCCACGCAATTTTTCTTCCTCGATTTGCAAAATAGGTATTTTCGGTATGGTCTTCTCTGGTTAATGCATAGGTTACGCGTGACTTGTCGAAAGTAGAATCCATATACAGGTAACCATTTCTGCGATCAAACCAAAGCCCATACTCATTATCCAGATACACAAGATTGCATACGCTCTTGACATCTCCGGTTTTCTTTTTAATAAAGTCCTTAGTATCTTCAACATATTCGTTATCTATTGCATATTGTCCAAACTTAGAACCCTCAATCAATTGCCCGAAACGAGTTGACTTTTTCGCATCTCGATAATCTTGTGATAAGGTATGTTCCAAGTAAATTAATCCATTATCCGTTAGTTTCCAACGCTTTTTCCCGTAAGGCTGGGATAAGTTAAAATAATCATAATAAACATTGGAAACATTAATACTATTGGATAGAAAATATACCGGAACATCATTCATTCGTGAGATCGTTTCATAAAGGTCCAAAAATAAGCGAATCTCATTTTTTAAGTATCTCTTGCTCTGAAATTCATCAAAACATATGGAAGTAACTCCGGCGTAAGATATGGATTTATCTTTTCCACCAGTATTTAAGTCCACTCCATATCCCATGAGATTCCATCCACCTTTTTCTATTCCACGATCGCGCTCATAAAAGAAAGTTCCGCTTCTCCCTGTGGTTATTTTAAATTGATACTCCGGATATAAATGCGTAATATCTTTAAAAAAAGACTTTGCCGCCTTTACTAATTCGTTTTCAAATCTTCGTAAATAGACAAAATTTTCACCTTTTTCAAAATAATTTTTACAAGCGATCTGCGTTTTATATCCGTAAGTCTTACCATTTCCTCGCTCTCCGGTAATAAAATTAAATAATGCTTTCTTTTCTAAACAATTTTCATAACTATAATACATTCTTTCGCCCCTTTTTAAGAATGTACAGGCGCAGAATAACACTATTCCCATAGCCATGGATGTCCGGGCGGGGCTTAATCCGTGGATTCCCTTCATCATTATTTCCGCTAACCTGTACATAATTATTATATCAAAAAATGTGTGTATAGTCTATTTTAAATTAAAAGTAGTTTCAATTAATACAGCCCCGCCTTCCGTTTGCGTAAGCATTAATTTTCCTGTGTAAATCTGACCTGTTTTAAAATTATCATACGTAACTTGTTCATAGCATTTTGCTGGTAGACCTGCACAGGTGATTAATAACTCACCATCTTTTTCTCCAATGTATCGTTTCGCTCTGATATATCTTGCTCGATCAAATTCTTTTTCAATTTTAAAATATCCTAATTTTTCATTGTCCAAAGGGATATTGTCTGATTTTTCTTTTAAATGTAATGAATCTGTGTCGCAGTAAATAAAGGTATCGTAATTTTTCTGTGCATAAGATATGATATGCTTTCTTGCATATGCAGTCACGAATAACCCAACAGGTAAATAATATTCTGGACGAAATTCTGGTGACATTGTTTGAAATCGTAAAATATTATTTTCTAAGTAAGGAATTTTTTGTGATTTTAACGGATTCGTCGCAAATTTTCCATAAGTTGAATTTTGCATCTGTTTTGAAATAAAACGTAATCCATTATTCCCTTCTCTTCCTGCCTTTTCTTTTACTGCTGCCCATTTTTGGATGAACTCAGTGAAGAGATCTTCTGTCCCACGAAAATAGTAAACCTTATACACTCTAAAATACGCTACTTCATAATGTTCTAAAAACATTTCATAGTCAACCGAAGTTAAGGTTAAGTTCACAATTTCACTTTTACTATTTTCCAGATACTCCCTTCCGTTAAATAACTGCGAATTTTTAATCTGTATCGTAGGCAATTTACCATCTTTCAACCAAAATTCACAATCAAAATTAATAATAAAAAGACTATATCCGGTTATCTCTTCCAGATCATGGGTGATGATCGGCGCTCCGAATGGAAATATATTTTCTGACATGACATAAGGGTAAAGAGAATTTACATCGTATACGACTACATTCTCAAATTCTTTCCCCTCATATCCCTTTTTTAAATAAGTCCATCCTCCTCGATAGGCATGTCGTAATTCTTTATCAATCGATAATGCTAAATTTTCTTGCTTTGATAAGTTTAAATTCGTAAGATACGGTTTGTCATTTTGCAATATTGGGAAAATTCGTTCAAATTTTTTCTTTCCTATGGTTTCTTTCAAGTCATTCATCGCTGCCGAAGATAAGGTTAGTCGGTTGATGTTATTCTCAAACATTTGATTTAACGAGTCCCTTAAAATAATGACATCATTTTTTAAATACTCAAAATCTTGCTGAGATAACGAACCTCCAATTTCTCGTTCTTCATCGTAATCAATTTCTAACTTCTCAATTCCCAAGTTAAATGTCTTTGGCATTTTACTAATCGGCATAGGAATCAACTTCAATGAATCAACGAAAGTAACTTTAAAAATTTTCGTTACTCTTTTCTGCGTCGTATAGAAAAAATTACATTCAATTCTATACCATTGATTTCGATCTGTAATTAATGTACGAAATTCACATGCTTCTTCTAACTTCTCTTGCTTATGTGTCCATCCGTTTTGTAGTAAATAATTTACAATAAAACTTCCGTCAAATTTGAGATTGTGAAAATAGATTTTGCTTCGTTTCTTTAGTTTATAACAAAATTCAATAAAAGATTGAATATTTGTTCCGCATTCAAAGGGTGACATACAATCTAAATTACTAATCCCCCATGCCCAAACTTCCGTTTTTTCTGGATCCGTTGTTGTTTCAAAATCTGCCGCAAAAATCTCCGTCTTAGACATAGGATTTTACTTGCTCAATTCCCCATAATAATTCTTGAATTTTCTGCTCTGCGGAAATTGGCATGTAAATTATAAATTCGATTGTAAACACATCTCTATAATCTTCGGTTAACGCTAATTGGTAAAATTCTTCAGGACTAATATCTCCCAGCGCTTCCTCCACTACTCCTCGTATTTCTGGACCTAATTCATCTTCTATCCCGTTTATATAGTTTTGATAATAAGAATCAACATTTCTTTCTTTTGATAAGTCAATCATTAGATTTCGTTTAAACCTTGACCATTGATTTGGGTCGTTAAAACGGGCTTCATCAAAGGGCACAGGTTCTTGCAAACTTTTTTCTTGTGATGCTGTCCATCCAGATCTTCCTTCTACAAACCTACCATATTTTTCTGCTCTTTTTCTTCTCTTTTCGTTTCTTCTC